ACAGAGTTAGCGTTGTGTCAGCGGTATTTTTTTGCAATAAATGCTAGTGGTTCAGCGTATGGAAAGTTTTTGCAAGGATTGTTTACATCTTCAACACAATTTTATGGGTATGTTTCATTTCCTACGACAATGCGAACAACACCATCTCTTTCGACAAGCGGCAGTTTTTCTACTTACGAAGGCGCAACAACACTAAGTGCAAGCAGCATTGTTGGAGATCAAGCAACCAATCAAGGGACGGGGGTTGTAGCCACCGTATCTGGTGCTACCGCACAAAGACCTGCGTTTTTCCAAGCGCAAGCGTCAGGTAGTTCACAGATTAATTTTTCAGCGGAGTTGTAAATGATTAGTTATAAGCTATTAATTAGCCCATCTTCCGGTGAAGTGTCTTCAGTTTTAAGAAGTGATGGGTGGAGTATCCCCTTCAACCCAGCTAATACCGACTATCAAGAATACCTAAAGTGGCTGTCCGAAGGCAACACACCAACCCCCGCAGACGAAGGAAACTAAAATGACCACAATCACTTGGCAAATCGAGCAGATGTCTTGCTACCCACAGGAACTTGGCGAGACTGACGTAGTATTCTCAGCCGCATGGCGTGTAAACGGCACAGACGGTACATATAACGCTACGGTCTATGGCTCACAAAGCGTTGCTCCGTACACAGAAGGTCAACCGTTTACCCCCTACGCAGACCTGACGCAGCCGCAAGTAATCGGTTGGGTGCAAGATGCAATGGGCGCAGAACAAGTCGCAGCAATTAACGCTAACATTGAGCAGCAGATCGAAAGTCAAGTAAATCCGACTGTCGTTACACCACCACTTCCTTGGGTAGCATAATGAAAGAAATCACTATCTCTGTCGAACTTGCAAACGCAATCCTTGGCTATCTTGGCTCAAAGCCATACAGTGAAGTGTTCCAACTGATCCAAGCCATGCAACAATCTGCAGACAAGCCCGCTGCAGAGGCAACTGAATAACTAGGAGTACCCCATGCCAAGTTCCTTTTCCCCCACGCTACGTATTGAGCTTATTCAAACCGGTCAACAATCGGGCCAATGGGGCAATACAACCAACTCTAACCTTGGCACCATAATTGAACAAGCGATTACGGGTATTACGAATCTGGATGTAACAAGCGGAAATATAACGCTTACAGCCCTTGACGGTGTTGTAGATCAGGCGCGTAGTGCAGTGCTTGCGGTGACTGGCACACCGGGGGTAACACGAGTTTTAACGATCCCAAACGTCGCAAAGCTTTACACAGTGCGCAACGCTACGGCTAATATTGTTCAGGTTAAAACTGCTTCCGGTACAGCATTTGATTGTCCTGCCTTGTCGCAGTCGTACATAGTTTGTGACGGGGCTAACGTTGTTACGGGGCGTTCGATTACCGATGGTGCCAATACCATTACAGCATCAGCAGCGCCCTTTAACTCGCCAACCTTTACAGGCGTTCCTATAGCCCCAACAGCGGCGCCGGGAACAAATACCACTCAGTTAGCTACTACAGCATTCGTTCTTGCTGCATTTCCCGTTGGTGGGATTATTCTTTGGTCTGGTTCTATCGCTTCAGTACCTTCAGGTTGGGCGTTGTGTAACGGTTCAAGCGGCACTCCAGACCTGCGTGATCGGTTTATTGTGGGTGCAGGCTCTACCTACGCTGTTAATGATACGGGCGGATTTAATACCGTTACGCTTACCACGGCGCAAATGCCAACCCATACACATACAAATTCAGTTTCAACAGTTAACTTAGATCACACGCACACTGGTTCTGGAACTACGGGGGACAACAGCGTAGGTCACGATCATGGAGTATCTGGTACTACATCTATTCAGAACGCAGACCACCAACACACTGGAGCAACTGACGGGCAAGGTAATCACGCTCATGCTCAGCAAGGCGCACCGGGTCAGTCTACGCCAGATGGCTCTCTTGTTGCCGCGATTGGCTATGGTGGTGGCCCAGCGCCTGTAGGATATGACACAGCGGTTGCGGGGCTGCATTACCACAACGTTTCAACAGGCATTCAGAACGCAAATCACGCACATACTTTTAGTGTAACTTCGGCAGGTCAAAGCGCAAACCATAACCATACCTATAGCTTTACGACTAGTGCAATGAGCGCCAACCAAACACATAGCCATACTGTAACAAACAATAATGAAGGTGGTAGCACAGCGCACGAGAACCGTCCTCCTTACTACGCACTTGCTTACATCATGAAGCTGTAAATGGTAACGGCAAAGAAATCAGTAGCCAAGACCGCTGCTAAAAAGGCAGTGGTTAAACGCGACCCTGTTAAACGCGCACCCGTCAAACGAGCCAAGCCTGCGCCACGGGACATGACGGACAAGATTCTTGACCTCATTAAATGGGTAGATAACCCGTTTAAACTTGTTTCCGTCGTTTTGTTGTCTACCATTTTTTTCTTTGGCTACCTGACATGGGACAGCCGACAAGTCATCCTTGCAGCAATCAGTAGCAACAGCACCATGCCGCAGCTAAAAACGCACGATGAACTTTTGCCTTTGGCTAATAATCTGGTCAAAGATGTAAACGCAATCGGTATTGTGGTCAACAAAGTAAACCTTGCCACCAATAGCAGAACGACAGTCTTAGCAATTGGAAACGGCGAGCGCAACCACAAGCTAGAAGGCGTGACTGTTAGTCTGTTTGCCGCAAGCCCTGAGCGCAACGCTGACATTGTATCCATGCTAAACAACGAGGTTGCCTGTAAACCGTTTGAGTCGTCTAGCCCTGTCGGTGAGTGGGCAAAGTCGCAAGGTGTGAAGTATATGTGTAGAGCCTCTATACCGAGCGAGATTGGCAAGTTTGCCGGGTATATTGCAGTTGGTTTCAAAGAAGAACCACGGGACTTGGTGTCTATTAAGACCCGCATGATTTTAACCGCGACGGAGATGGACAAATGAAAGCAAAATGGCAAGCATTCAAGGCTTGGTGTATCGCCAAGTGGACAGCAATCAAAATATCGTTTTCAGGCGTGAGGTTCTAACATGATACCTATCCTCGACATTTTAAACATCGGGTCAAAGATTGTTGATAAGTTCTTTCCCGACCCAGAGCAAAAAGCCAAGGCGCAACTTGAGCTAATGAAAATGCAGCAAGATGGCGAGCTGCAAAAGATTCAAGCTGACATACAAGGGGAGCAAGAGCTGACCAAGCGTCATGTAGCAGATATGGCTTCTGACTCGTGGCTATCCAAGAACATTCGTCCGATGATGTTGATCTGTTTGTTTTCTGCTTACACCGTGTTCTCTGTTGCGTCGGTATTTGATTTTGAAGCAAAAACGGTTTATGTAGAGCTGCTGGGTCAATGGGGGATGTTAGCTTTTGGGTTTTATTTCGGGTCACGCGGCGCTGAGAAAATCGCCGAAACAATGGCAAAGGGCAAAGAAAATGCAAAGTAATTGGAAGCAAGCGTTTGAGCAGATGTTGGCGTCAGAAGGCGGATTTACGGACGACGAGCGTGATAAAGGCAACAAGCTGCCAGATGGTCGTAAAGGCTCGACCATGCTTGGCGTTACTCAATTCAATTGGGAAAACCATATTGGGCATCAAGTTACTCACGAGCAAATGCGCAAGCTGACCGCCGCTGACGTTGAGCCGTTGTACAAAAAGAAGTACTGGGACGTTGTTCGCGCTGACGAGCTACCAAGCGGGATTGACTATTTAGTCTTTGATATGGGCGTGAACGCTGGCCCGGGTCGTTCGATCAAGCTATTACAGGCTGCTGTGGGCGTGACGCCTGACGGTGGGTTAGGACCGATCTCAATGGCTGCTGTCTTAGCTGCTGACCCTGTTGATCTGATTGAAAAGTTTAGCCAAGCCAAAGAAGAGTTCTACCGTGGGCTTGATGATTTTCCTGTTCACGGCAAAGGATGGCTAAACAGGGTCGCGGCTGTTAAAATCAAAGCAAATACGATGCTAGGGTAACTATATGGCAATCCAAAAACTGGCGATCCAACCCGGTGTTTATAGGGAAGGCACTTCCTACTCCGCTGAAGGTCGCTGGTTTGACGGCGATAAGATCCGTTTTCGTTCTGGTAATGCAGAAAAAATAGGCGGTTGGCAGAGACTTTCCGGCGAAACTTATCTGGGTACCGCTCGGTCGTTATGGAATTGGATTACCCTTGCCGGGGATAATTATTTAGGCATTGGCACAAACCTTAAGTACTACATCGAAGATGGTGGTGTTTATAGCGACATTACCCCAATTCGTAAAACCGTAAACCCCATGCTTGGCCCTGTTCCACCAAGTACAGGCAATCCGTTTGCTACTGCGTACAACACGCTATCCACTGCAATTACTGCTACGCAACAATCACTAACATTAACAAGCGCGGCGTCATTTCCCTCAACTGGCGGAATTATCCAGATCGACACTGAACAGATTTTTTACGGTGAAGTCTCTGGCAACGATCTATTGCAATTAGTCCGTGGGTATAACGGCACTACAGCTGCATCGCACTTAATTAGCGCAGCGGTTTCTTGCTCTACGATTACTGTTACTGATGTCAATCACGGCGTTACTCAGGATGATTTTGTTACCTATAGCGGCGTAACTGGCCCGTTTGGTGGGTTTACTGCAGCTAATTTAAACGCTGAACACCAAGTATTGCGTTACATTAATACAACTAAGTATGCCATTAACATTGATGGTGTATTTTCTACGTCTGCAGCTTCGGGCGGCGGTACAGTGGCTATTGCTGAATACCAAGTAACAACAGGTTTGGATATTTATGTTGTAGGTCTTGGCTGGGGTTCTGACCCTTGGGGTAGCGGGGGTTGGGGTCGCGCTGGTGTGTTAGGTATTGGTCAACAGTTGCGCCTTTGGTCTGCAGACAATTACGGAGAGGATCTGGTTATTGCCCCGCGTGGTGGAGAATTGTTCTATTGGGACGCCACTTTGGGACCTACGGTAAGGGCGCAGTATTTAAGCGTTGAATCAACCGCTAACGGGTTTGCGGGGCAGTTTGTCCCTAACGCAACAAATGAAGTTGTAGCATCTGCGTTGCAGCGTTTTGTAATTGCTTTTGGTGCCAATCCTTACGACCCAACAGACTCAGAAACACCGTTTGATCCTATGCTTGTTCGCTGGTCGGACCAAGAAAACCCTTACGAATGGGTTCCGTCTATTACCAATCAGTCTGGTGAATTCCGCCTGTCGCATGGTTCTTATATCGTTACCGCAAATGCAACACGTCAGGAAATCTTGGTGTGGACTGATTCTGCGCTTTACTCCATGCAGTATTTAGGACCGCCGTACGTGTATGGCCTTAACCTATTAATGGATAACTTGTCCATTATGTCCCCAAACGCCGCCATTACAGCCAATAACGTAACGTACTGGATGGGGCGCGATAAATTTTATGTGTACTCCGGTCGAGTGGAGACGTTGCCATGTGCGCTGCGTCAGTATATTTTTAACGATTTAAACCTCGATCAGTCTTACCAAGTCTTTTCTGGATCAAACGAGGCTTATAACGAAGTCTGGTGGTTCTACTGCTCATCAGGCTCTACCGTTGCAGATAAGTACGTTATTTATAACTACTTGGAAAACCTTTGGTACTACGGAAGCCTTAGCCGCACGGCTTGGCTGGACTCGCCTTTGCGTGATTACCCTATGGCTGCTGGTTACGACAACCGCATATTATTCCATGAGGTTGGAACGGATGATGTATCTGGCGAAGCCCCTGTAGCTATTTATGCTTATATCCAGTCTGCTGACTTTGATATTGGAGACGGGGATCACTTTGCGTTTATCTGGCGTATATTGCCTGACATTAACTTTAACGGCTCAAATGTGAACGGGCCGTCCGTCAGCATGGAAATAAAACCACGGCGTAACGCTGGCGCCCCATACAGCCCTGCAGACAATCCTACGGTAACAAGCCAAGACAACTACGCCCTCACTCGCTCGTACAATATCCAAGAGTTTACCGGTCAGGTTTATACCCGCCTACGGGGGCGACAAATGGCACTTCGTATTGAGTCAAGCGACCTTGGTGTGGCATGGCAATTGGGTAGCGTTCGAGCGGATATCAGACCGGATGGAAGACGATGAGTACAGGTACAACCAAAGCCCCAAACTTGCCAATGGCTCCATCCGCGTACAGTCCGCAGTACATGGAGCAGCTAACCAACGCTTTACGTTTGTATTTTGCACAACTAGACAACGCTGGGCCTTCAGCCATGTCAACCGAGCGAAATGCAACAAAAATTATTGCAGCATTAAATTTTAGCCAGCCTAACCGGTTTACTAACGTGCAAGAGCTTAGCTTACCAAACCAAACAGAACTTGCAAATTTGCGAGTGGGCGATGTGTATGTTGATACGTCGGCAGGTAATGTTTTAAAAGTAAAGCCATGATAATATTAACTAATTTCCAAAGCGAGTAAAAAATATGATCCCTATCGTAGCTGGTTTGCTTATGGGCGCTGCAATGGGTGGTGGTATTGCCGCTTTGCAGAAGAAAAATGTCCTTGAAGGCGCTCTAATGGGTGCTGTTGGTGGCGCTGCTGGTAGCTTTCTTATGCCCGCCGCTGGTGCCGCTGGCGCTCTTGGTGGTGAAGCTGTTGGCACAGCTGGGGCGTCTATATTAAACCCCGCAGTTGGAGCAAGTGGTATGGGAGCAAGTACTGCATCCGCGCCTTCTCTCTTTGGACAAAACGTGCTTACTAATTCCGTTACTAGCGGCGGATTTCCTAGTGTTATTGGCCCGAGTGCGGTTAATGTTGCAGCTCCGATGACGGTCGCTCCTTTAACTACACCGGCTTTAGGCGCTACAACTACTTCCGCTGGATCCGGAATAGGTAATTTATTTGAAGGTGGTATTGGCGAATTTCTTTCCCAAAACAAAGGCGCACTGACGGGTGGCGGTCTAGGCGGTATGCTGGCTCGGACCAATGAGGAAGAGGAAAAAAGTAAAGGCAATATCCGAGAGTTTGGTTTTAATCCGGGCGAGCGTAATCCATTGTTTGGTCAGCAGGGTGAAAAATACTACACGGCGGACCGTGGGTTTACACCGGGTAAGGTGACTCCGGTTGAAGATTACACAGCAGCAAACGGTGGCATCATTGCTTTAGCTGAAGGTGGTGATTTAGAAACACAACGCTACGAGCGCCCTATGCGTCAAGTGGCTCCTGAAGTGGCTGCATACAACGCACAGCTTATGGAACGCGCAAACGCACAGTACAACATTAACCCTCGTCCCGGCCCAAACCAAGTCCCCGGTTTTGATTCTGGTTTAATAGGAATCAATCCACCGCAAATATCAGAAGCAACAGAGACAACTACCACAACAAATCAACCATTCGTTCCAACTGAAGGTTCTGTTTATGCCGACTTGTTAGCAAAAAAGAAAAAGAAAGAAGAAGGGGAAAAAGAAGCGGAAAAAGAAGGCGGGTATCGCCCATATGAAAGTTGGGCTGCTGGTGATGGTGGTCAAAAGAACGGCGGTAGAATCACACAACGTTACAACCAAGGCGGTATCTCTTCACTTGGCACTTATTCAGACGGCGGTCAGTTGCTAAGAGGCCCCGGCGATGGAGTTAGCGATGATATCCCTGCTCAAATTGGCGCTCGTCAGCCTGCTCGGCTTGCTGATGGTGAGTTCGTGGTTCCTGCTCGCGTTGTTTCTGAGCTTGGCAATGGAAGCACTGATGCCGGTGCAAAACGCTTGTATGCCATGATGGATCGTGTACAAAAGAACCGTCGCAAGTCTGTTGGAAAAGGTAAGGTTGCAGTGGATTCAAAGGCTTATAAACACCTACCAGCATGAAGATACAGCACGTTCCCTTGCAACACGCAGCACAGACTTGGCCTTTGGTAGAAAGTTATATGGCGGAGTCGCAAGCGCAGTCAAAAGGGGACTATACGCTTGACCAAATTAAGATGTATGTACTGACTGGTGGGTGGCTGCTGTTAGTTGCAACAGATGATGAGAACAAGATTCACGGTGCAATGACTGTTGATTTTTTTAACAGACCCAATCACAGAGTTGCGTTTATTACTGGTACGGGTGGCAAGTCAATTATTAACGATGAGACGTTTAAACAGCTAGAAAGTATTTGTAGGACAAACGGAGCAACCGCGATTGAATGCGCTGCGCGGGACTCTGTATCTAGGCTGCTAGACCGTTTTGGTTTTAAAGATAAATACAGAATTGTTGAGGTAATCTTATGATCTATGACTTAGATGGCATGTTGCCCCAAAGGGCGTTTCAGCGCGATGCGCGTGGTCAAATTAAGCCTCAAGGTGGTGGTGGGCCAAGTGCGCCTACTAATCAAAACGTCACCACAACAACCATCCCTGAGTATGCCCGCCCATATGCTGAAAAGACGTTGGGTAAAGCTGAAGCAGTTATGGATGAGCCGTACCAAGCGTATGGTGGTCAACGAAATGCTGCGTTTACTCCGATGCAAGCTCAAGCCATGCAGAATGTGGCTAACATGCAAACATCTGGTCAGCTTACCGATGCTTCTAATCTAGCCTATAGCGCAGGTCAGCAAGGCCTTGGCGCACAACAAAACGCGCAACAGTTGCAAAATACAGCTCTTGGTTATGGTCAGGCAGGTGCTGGCTACGGTGCTGCAGCTTCACAGTACGGCGCTCAAGGCGCTCAACAAGCCCAACAAGCATCCCAGCAAGCGCAACAAAACGCACAAATGTACGGCTCACAAGGCGCTCAGTACGGCGGTATGGGTATGAATTACGGCGCTCAAGGCGCTAACATTGGACAGCGCGGGGTTAGTGCAGCAGAACAGGGTTTTGGTGCGGGTGATGCTTATCGTCAGCAGGCTACTTCAGCAGATGCAATGGGGCAGTACATGTCGCCCTACATGCAGAACGTTGTGCAACAGCAACAGAAAGACGCAGTTCGTCAGGCGGACATTTCCCGTCAAGGCACACAAGCACAGGCTGTTAAGTCCGGAGCGTTTGGTGGGTCACGAGCAGCAATCGTAGAAGCTGAAAATCAACGTGGCTTGCAGGATCGTCTGGCTAATATTCAAGCACAAGGCTCACAGTCTGCGTATGACAAAGCACAGCAAGCTCAACAGTTTGCGTCTAACGTAGGGATTCAAGGTCTACAGGCTGGTTACGGAGGTCTTCAGACTGGTATGCAGGGTACAGGTCAGGGTATCCAAGGCGCACAAGCTGGAATGCAAGGTGCTGGACTTGGCCTTCAAGGTGTTGGTCAGCAGATTGCTGGTGGTCAGCTGGGTCTTCAAGGCGCAGAGACAGGCATTCGTGGTCAGACCGCAGGTATGCAAGGGACAGGTCAAGGTATTCAAGGTGTTCAGGCAGCTACGGGTGCGGGTCAATACGGACTTCAAGGCACGGGCGCAGCAACTCAAGCAGCTGGCACTTTGGGTCAACTTGGTCAAACTCAGTTTGGTCAGGATCAAGCTATTACCGACGCACAAATGCGAGCTGGTACGCTACAGCAAGGTCAAGAACAGAAGGGTTTCGATCAAGAATATCAACAGTTTCTGGAAGAGCGTGGGTACGATAGAGGTCAAGTTGGGTTTATGAACGAGATATTGCGTGGTTTGCCAATGTCCCAGTCTTCAACGGCGCAATACCAGAATCCAAGTGGTTTATCGCAAGCTGTTGGTCTTGGTACAGCTGGTTATGGCTTGTACCAGATGGGCAAAAAGCAGGGTGGTCAGATTAAAGAAAATAACAGTGGTTTGGCTGCGCTTGGTTTGTATAATGCCATGAGAAGGGGTTAAGTTATGTCGGTAATGAATATGAACTCTCGCATGGCGATGGCTGAAAAGCTCTCCGTGCAACAACTACAACAGGCGATCCAATCTGGGTCGCTTCCCGCTTATATCGGCATCCCTTTAATTGAGCAAAAGACAAAAGAAAAAGCGCAGATGGCAGCTGCCCAACAAGGCCAAGAAAAACCGCCTAGCGTGGTTGCAAGCATTCTTCAGAAAGCCGAGCAACAAGAACAGCAACCTCCGGGCATAAGGAAGTTACCAAGCAACCTACCTATGATGGATGAGGGTGAGAATGGTATGGCTAGCGGTGGGATTGTTGCGTTTGCTGGAGATTCTAGTAGCTTGGTACGTCTTGGTGCGGATAGAAAACCACAATACAGTAACGAGCCAAAAGATGACGCAGAAAGCCTAACGGAAAATAATATACTAAATAATCGTTTGCAAAGAGCAATAGATCAAGCTGCTGCAGATGCTGCTGCGCGAGGGCAACCAATTTCTGAATACAACTTTAATGAGTCTATTGATAGAGCTTTAGGTGAGGGTATGGCAAATCCACGTCCCCCTATTCCTTCAACAGAACCAGAAGTTTTAGGTTCTGAGTTTGGAAAACAAGGCACGATTGTAAATAGAAATGCCTCCGTTACTGAAAAAACAACTGGCACTGGAAATAAAGTCGCCAACATACCGTTAACTACAGGTGAAATGCGTAGTGACGTTGCTGCCGGTAGTGGTTCTATGCTTGACCAATACGCTGCAATGTTAATGGACGAGCGTAAAGGTATTGCTAAAGATCGGCAGCAAGCTAAGGCTATGGCAATTTTCCAAGCAGGTCTTGGTATTGCTGGAGGTACATCGCCTAATCCGTTTGCTAATATCTCTCAAGGTGCGCTGCAGGGTACACAGGCTTACCAACAGGAAATGAAAGGTATTCGTAGAGAAGATGCCGATCGTCTCAAGCAACTTATGTCTCTTGGTATTGGTAAAGAAAAGCTAGCCCTTGAAGCACGTAAACTTGGCATTGAAGATAAAAAGATAGAGGGTTTACTGGCTAGATATGCTGCGGCAGGAGCTGGTAGTGAAGACGCTATAATTACCCGAAGACTTAACACAGCCAAATCGTTATTTTCAGATGCAATGAAAGCTAATCCGTTTGCGGATGAAGCAACTCAAGATGCAATGTGGGCTAATGCGCAACGTAGGGCTATGATACCCGGAGCTGGAACTAGTGCGGAAGAACCCAAAAACAAAAGAATAGATTTCGGTGCCCTTAAATAAAGGTGTGAGCTATGCCGTATGATGTACAGCTACCTAATGGATATGTTGTAGAAAACATTCCTGATGATGTATCTCAAGCAGATGCCCGCAAAAAGATTATGGCGGCCTTTCCAGAACTTGCTGCTACTCAAAAACGATCTGTCGGCGAAATTGCCAGTGATATAGGCGGTGGGTTTATCAGCGGGCTTGGCGGGCTTGCCCAACTACCGGGTCAAATTGGTCAGTTGGCAGGTCTTACCGAACGCGAAGAGACACCTACTGGGTTGCAAGGGATTGGTAAGACCGTAGAAGAATACGGACAGAGCCTGAAGTCGCCTGTAATACGAGCTAAAGAGCAACTGCGTAGCCAGAAGATAGCAGCTGCTGAAGGTGAAGGCACGGCTATGGATGTAGCCAAGCAAGCTGGTGTAGCCTTCTTAGAAACAGTTAAAGACCCAGCACTACTTACTTCCTTTTTTGCTGAGCAAGTACCTAACTTGTTTGGTTCTATGGGCGGTGGTCTGCTTGCGCGTGGTGGCGTAAAACTACTGATGCGTAATGCAGCAGATGACGTTATCGGTAAAGCTGGTGTTGCAGGCGCTGTTGGTACGGGTACTGTAATGCAAGGTGCCGATGTAGGCTCTGATACCTACGAAGCTGTATACAAGCGCCTCGCTAAAGAACAACCCGATATGCCTGTGGAGGAGCGCAACCGCATCGCTCTTGCCCAAGGTCGTCAAGCTATGTTACAAGCCGCCGGTATTTCTCTAGCTAC